CACCACTGGTGCCCCAAGTCGCAGTACCGTCAAAAATTTCTTCTGTCGGTGCAACAGGATTGAACTCAGGAACCTGAATCCGGGTGCCACCTTCACGAGCATCGAGCAGTGCATTACGCACCACAGCGCCAGACTTGATGAACTGGCTACGTTCTTTGATTGCCTCAGACACGTAGGTGCTGAGATTATTCCTTTTTACGATGTCCGCGAGTAGGACACCGCCGGAATAATTCTGAAATGGAGCGGCCATTTCTTATTCGGGAGTAAGGTTTGCGGTTCACAAGTCACGGACTTGTAGGTGTCCCACGGGGACTACTTACCTGCCTCTCTCCTGAGCACGGCTGCAAGATCGGGGTCGGAAGCATCCAAGGCCATTTGCCTTGTTAAGTTAATACTACCTTCTAACCAAGGATTAGCGATGCCTGCAGCGCTAGCTGTTGATGTATTTGGCTTCGCACCCATCCCCGCTTGAGTGCTTGGCTTGAAATGATGCTCGTAAGAAGAACCAGGGTTTTTAAGCTTGGCAAGGTAGACATTAATGTCTTGTTCAATGCCGCCATCCAAAACCTTGACAGTGCCATCGTCAGATTTCTTGAGGCTGCCTTGAATCAATTGCAGCATTTGATCTGAATTAATTGCGCCAGCTTGGTTAATTGCTGAAAGTGCAGCATTTTGCATAGCTGCTGTTTCGTTAGAAACTTGCAAATTCTGCAGTTGTTGCTCTAACTCAGCAATGCGTTTGTCTTTTTCAATGCCAGATTTGTTGGCTTCTTCCCAAAGAGGTTGCCACTGACCTTGATCTTCAAGCGTTTGACGGCGCTGATCATCTTGTTTTTTATAGACGTCATCAAGCTTGCCTTTGATGCCTTGGAACTTGTCTTCGGCCTCAGCAGCACGCTTTTGGAGCGCTTGAATTTGCTGCTCGTAAGCAGATACCTCAGCGTTGACAGTGGGTTCAGTCTCAGCCACGGGCTGCTCAGAAGACGCCACGGGCGTCTCCTGGATGACTTGTTCTTCCATTACTAGGAATCAGTTTACTCTGATACTTTACTAGACTTTGTTTTTTTGGTTGTTTTTTTAGGCTCAGGC